TTCTTTTCTTTGTGACTGTGCATGTTCCGACATGCCACCCCGTACCCTCGAACGCAAACTCAAGACACGCTTTGATTGTCTGTTCATCCGATTCAAACCCATACGGGAACGCCGTTCCCTCCAATTCCTCCACATTGAGGACGGCGGTGTATTTGTTGAACTGTTCCCCTTTTTCGACTGCTTTGAGAACAAATTCGTCCGTTTTAGTACGTATATAATATTCTTCTTTGAGCAGGTCAACCAACGCTCCCGATGCAGGATAGTCAAACGTCAATTCCTTATCTCCGGAATCCAGTGTCGTGGTGATTGCCCTATCCTTGAATCCGGACAGTGTTCCGATTCTTTTCTTTTTATCATCAAAAATCTGCAACGCTCTCACCTCCTAAATCCACATCGGAGTGTATCTGACCGTCACTCTTGCCTTTGCGTTGGAGAATATGAGTGCCGTTTCTCCTGCCTTTAATACCGGAAATTCCCACAAATCCACCTTGTCAAATGCGTTCGCCCCGTCTATCGTCACAAGTCCGGTTTTTGCATCTATCACAACCGTTTTTCCTGCTGCAAGGCTCTCAACAACGATGTCCTCTCCCAGTCCGGTGATTGTGTAATTCGTCAAGGCACTCTTTGCATATACCTCCACAACGCACGGAGTGTCTCTTGTACCCACTTTATAGAACGATGCGGAGGTTTTCCCGTCGAATGTGATTGAGAGGTCGTCATCGACGAAAAAGCCGTCAAATTCCACGTTTACGACGTACCTCTGTTTCACATTCTTTTTCTCATAGTCATTTGATGTGATGAACCCGATATATGTTCCTTTGTAGCCGTCAAGTTCCAACCTGCACGGCTTTGTGAAATTCATCATAAATTCTGACGCAGAACGGATGATGCTGTTCCTGTCCTTGCCCTTGAAATAGATTGACAGTTTCAAATGACCCATCTGAACATCTGTCTCAAGTTCT